TAACATTTCTTTAAAAGATTATCATGAGTTAATAGACGCTAGTACTAGATCTATTGAGTTAAAGGATAATCTACAACTTGCAGTTAAAGAATTGCAGGTATTTTTATCTTATTTATGTACCAGAGAAGATATAGAAGGACATGTAAAGGAATTTAACAGGCAATCTAAAACTACTAAAATTAATATTAACGGGGGTATAGCTAAAATAGAAACAAAAGATGCTTAAAAAATTAATAAAGATGTTATTAAAAAAATATAAATTTTTACATCATTGTAATTTTCACAATGAAGATTGTAGGCGTAGAGTTTATACAACAAAAGAAGATTACTTATGTTTAAGAACAGGAAATACCCATAAAAAATTTACATTATGATAAGCTTTTTAACACATTTAAAAAAACATAATCATACAGATGATACTAGATGGATTATTAAGTACAATAAAGAAGGGAGGGTTAGAGAAGTTAAACAAATCTATAAACCATCAGAGTATTATTCTATGAATTTACATAAAGGTAAAAATGCAAGACCTTTACATAATAAAAACGCATTAATTAAAATATTAGACGATGATAAAGAAAAAAATAACAGTTAATATAGATAGTACATTAAAATACTTACAATTATGGAATGGAATATTTCATATAACAGATAAAGGTCTTCAAATTTTAAGTGCTTTTATAGATGTACAAAGCATTACAGATGAAATTAATTTATGTAGTGTTAAAAATAAAAAAGCAGTAGCTAGAATTGTAGGGATAAAAGATCATAACACTTTAAATAATTATATTAAAAGATTTAAAGATAAAGGTGCAATATTAAAAAATATGAATACATATACACTTAATCCTTTTTTAAATCCGCATACAGAGAGTGTAGAAGTAAAAATTAAAAGGGTATGAGCACAGATGATTTATTTAGTATGTTAGTTCCTTCTTATTTTGAAGTAGCAGGATATGAAATAGTTGTATTGCAAGATGGGCAAGGAAATTTATTAACATTAAAAATAGCAGAGTATGAAGGAAGATAATAAAAACAAATATCAATATTTAGATAAAGAATCTAATGAGTTTAAATATGTAAGTCCCCCAAGTTTATTTCAAATGGTAAAATCTTTTACTAAAGACACAGCTAATTTTGTAAAAAACGGAGCCCAAGTAGTATCTAAAGATGATTATGCAGAAAGACTTGATACATGTATGGGATGTGAACATGTAAATAAGAGAGGTATGAGGTGCGGACTATGTGGGTGCTTATTACATTTGAAAGCAAGGATGAAAACAGCTGAATGTCCTGATAAACCGTCTAGATGGAAAGAGCAGATTATAGATGGTAAGAGATAAAAAGGTAATAATACAAATTTTAGCAACTAAATATAATTTACCTTTAAAGAAAGTGGAAGAAATTGTTAATCATCAATTTAAATTTGTATCAAAGATAATGAAGAAAGGAAATTTTGATAGTATAAGACTCCCTTATTTTGGGTTATTTTCTGTTAACCCTAAAAGAGTAAAGTATTTAACTGAATTAAAAAAGAATGCAAAAAAACTTTAAATATTATTCTTTTATAGTAAGGACTTTTTTAATTAAAATTCTATTAAAACTTTTAAAGATCTTAGGAAAATTTAATCATCAGTGGAAAAGACCTCTTTTTATTCATTATTCTGATATTAAAATACCCCTTAATTCTAAGTATTTACACCATACTTTTAAAAAGGTACCGTTTAAAGAGTTATTAAAAGATGGTAAAAATGATACATATAGCCAAAATAAATATTCAAATGCTTATAAATGGGAAAAACTAATAGAAGATATTAAAGTAAATGGAATTAAAAAAATACCTGTTGGTTTAAGAAGGTTACACGAAAACTCCCCTAATATAACTATAGATGATGGAAATCATAGGCTAAAAGCACTTGAAGTTTTATATGGGAGAGATTATGAAGTATTAATATCTCTTTATGTTCCCTCTAATTATATACAATACATTAAAGCTCTTAATAAACATAAAAAAAAGTTAATAAAAGAAAGATTCTTAAATATAAAAAATAAAACTAAAATCTAGAGTATATGAAACATGATTTAATACATATAGTAGATAATAAAGCTGTACCATCTGAGTACTCTAAAACTATAATAGAGTTTAAAGATTTAAATACAGAAGAGTTAGCGTTTGTATATTTTATGGTAGATCATAGATCTCCTTTTTCTATATATGAGTGGGATCAACGTGAAATTGAAGTAAAAAATAGTATCTTTGGAGAGAAAAAGAAGTGGAAGACATCTTCAAAAGTTTTAGGAGCTTGTGATAAGTATGATAAATTAATAGAGACTTCTGCTGTAAGATTACTAAAAGCAGCAAGGACATCAATAGTAAAGCTAGAAAAATACTTTAGAGATATAGATTTACATTTAATGGATGATCACGGTAAACCTATATTTCATGCAAAAGATCTAATAGCTAATTTATCTAATATGGGGAAGGTAGTAGATGGATTAACTAGATTAGAAGAAATAGTTAAAAAAGAAGAACAAGCCGCTAATACAAATAGAGGAGGAATTGAAGTAAATAAATATAGTATGTAATGGATTTTTTAGAAGATTTAGAAATGTATAATACTGCAATGGAAAATGCATATGATATAATCACTAAGCGTAAGACTTTAGATGATATTTATAATGCTTTTGAGGAAAATCAAGAGTTAGATGAATTCTTTTTACCTTTTGATCCTATTGTAGAAGATGGTAGGTCTGAAGATATAATAGATATGGTTATTGAGTATTTTATTCAAACAGAAGAATATGAAAAATGTGCAGAATTAACTAAGATTAAAGATAGATGCTTAAAGACACTAATAGATTAAGACCTTCTGCACTTAGGTTTTTAGAAACTGGGCATTATACTTCAGCTCTCCCAGGAACAAGAGAATACTATGATTTTTGGGATAAAGAAAAACAAAGATGTTTGTATGGATATAAAGTAGACGAGTTGCATATTACTGGATTTCATTATTTTTATTTAAACTATTGTCCTATTGATAGAGCTGTAGATGAAATTTTACCAGATGGATCTATTCAAGCTAGGCGTGAAAGGACATTCCCTAGATTTTATGATGGAGATTATCAGTATTTCCACGAAATAGATAAAGCAAGGGCAGATAATAAGCATATGATTGTTTTAAAAGCAAGGAGAAAGGGATATTCTTATAAAGCTGGGAGTATGCTTGCTAGAAACTACTTCTTTGTTAAAAATAGTAAAAACTTTGTATTTGCCGCTCAGAAAGAATACTTAATTGGTGATGGATTACTCTCAAAAGCTTGGGAGTTTTTGTCTTTTATAGATGATCATACAGCTTGGGCACAACCACGCCTTAGAGATAGGGAAATGCATAAAATGTCTGGATATAAAAAGAAAGTTAATGGATTAGAGATAGAAATGGGGAATAAATCTCAAATTATGGGGGTATCTTTAAAAGATAATCCAGACAAGGTTAGGGGTAAGGCAGGTGAGTTAGTTTTCTTTGAGGAAGCAGGATCTTTTCCAGGATTATTAAAAGCATGGGAAGTAGCAATGCCAACAATGCGTCAAGGTGCTAAAACATTAGGATTAATGGTAGCATTTGGTACAGGTGGTACAGAAGGAGCAGATTTTGCAGCTATGGAAGAAATATTTTATAACCCAGACGCATATGATTGTATGTCTTATGAAAATGTGTGGGATGAGGGGGCTATGGGAAGTACATGTGGGTACTTTATTCCTATACAAACTAATTTAGATGGATTTATAGACGATAACGGAAATTCTATAAAAGAAAAAGCTATAGAATATGAAAAAGAAATGAGGGAAAAGAAAAAAGGTGCTGCAGATGCTAAATCATTAGACCAATATATAGCGGAGCACCCTTTTTCACCTCAAGAAGCTACTTTACAAGTAACATCTAATTTATTTGATGTAGCATCACTTCAGGAGCAGTACAATATTGTTAAAGCTAGGGGACTACAAAGTATAGGTACTGTAGGGAGATTATTTCAAGACACTAAAGGTAAGGTTAAATTTACTATTGATGGGGATTTAAAACAAATTATTAAATTTCCACACAGAAAAGATGATGATAAGACAGGAGCTGTAGTAATATATGAAGCTCCTTACAAAAATGAAAAACAACAGGTTCCTTTAAATATGTACGTAATTTGTCATGACCCTTATGGTCAAAATCAATCTGCAGATAGCACATCTTTAGGATCAGCTTATGTATTAAAAAGACCTAATAACTTATCACAACCAGATGATATTATAGTAGCATCTTATGTAGGGAGACCAAAAACACAAGATGAATATAATAGAAATTTATTTTTATTAGCTGATTATTATGGGTGTAAGATAGGATTTGAGAATGACAGGGGAGAAGTTATAGCATATGCTAAAAGATATAGAAAGTTACACAAACTTCAAGAAGAATTTGAAATGTTAGATAAAAAAGAGCTTAGAAGTAAAACAGTAAAACGACAATATGGGATGCATATGACAGAAGCAAGAAAGCGTCAAGGTGAGATATATATAAGAGATTGGTTAAATACAACAAGGAGCACTGATGAGAATGGAAATAAATTACTAAATTTGCATAAGATATATGATCCTGCTTTGTTAACAGAATTAATTAAATTTAATCATCATGGTAACTTTGATCGTGTAATGTCTTTAATGATTGGAATGTAT